TACCAACATAGATGCTGACTGTCCATTTTGTGCCATTGCGTGACTTAACTGCTTAAGACTCTGTCTTATTTCTAAATCTCTACTTGAATTAGTAATGAATAAATCATATTCAGTAGAAGCAATATCCTCAGCATTAAACTCAAGAAATTGTCTAGACATGTCATCTAGTACAAAATTAAGTTTCTTAGATTTACTATTTCTCCAAGCATACTTAGCTGTATCTAATAACGCAGCCATAACTCGCTTCTTAGTCTCATCATGCATAAAGAACCACTTCTCGGTAATATGACTAGATTGAGTCACTGCTCTCTCTATACCACCCTTAGTCTCTCTACTATCTACTTGTCCTTGTCTTTGTTCTGTAACTCCAGCAATCTTACCCATAATGCTTTCAATATGTTCAAGCATTATAACTATCTGCTGTATATAGCTTCCAATATTTGGATCTAGTACTCTACCACCTTGATTATATCCACCAGTAAGCTTACCAGTAGCTGCGCCTTTCTTGCCTTCATTAAAGCTATCAACTACAGCCCAACCAAGTACGTCAGCATAATACATCCATTTATCCATCTCCCAATCGTCTGGAATCTTAGATACATCTAATTCATAGATAGGCCCTTTATACTTAGCCATAATCATCTCTAAACGTCTCATGTATACATTGTACAAGTACTGGTATGGCTCCATTCTAGCCATTAATGACTTACCGTAGTTTGTGCCAACATATCCTAAGAAACATCTAGAGTTGTTATCAAAATGTCTCATTTGAACATCTCTTCGCTGAAGTTTAACATAAATATCTTTAGCTATTTTCGTACCTTCATACGCTTCATTAATCCATAAGAACTTTATAGTTTCTCCTAACTCTTCTCTAGGCTTATATAAGTCGGAAACAACTTTTTCTAACTCGTCACCAGTTTGTTCATGGAAATATGTTAATATACCTATTCTCTTTCTACCAATCCATCTAACCCTTACAACTCTAACATTTCCTTCTTCATCATATGGGAGTCCAATCTCTGCGCTTTGATTATTCAATTCGTTTAAATCTGCAAATCCTGGGCCATCTCCAAAGTCTAAATTAGAGTATATAGGAGGTAATTCATTCTTATATCCTAACGCGCCTTCTCCGCTAGCTTTAGTAGAATTAAGATTTTCCAACCTATCTACATCGGAGTCAGTCAAGTAGTCATAAAATGAATCATGTACTTTATTTATTGGCTCATATGTTATTTGAACAATTATATCAGAATCCTCTAACTTGTGAGAACTACCATTTCTAATAGGATAAATAGTTCTAGGGTCTGCATCGTCAACAACAGGTTCTCCACCCTCTATGTCGATTCTAAAAGCATCTCTTCCGCCAACTAAAGCGTCTCTAAACGTATCGTTAAACTTAGCTTGCATATCTTGTTCTCTCCACAAGTATTGCATTATACTAGTAGCTGTTAACTCATGCTTAGACTTCCAGTTATACTTAAGATACTTACTAGTCTTATTAAACCTTTTTTCAAAGTCTTGCTCATTAAAAGATTCACTCTTAATCTCCTCTACCAACATCTGCATCATAATATCAGAAACAGCTGTTTGTTCAGAACTCTCTGAATCAAGATTCTTAGCTCTAACACTCCAATCAAATCTACGCTTAAGCTCTTCTCCTTGAAGGAGATCAATCTTAGGTACAGATAATGGATAATTCTTAGTAGATGCTGGGAACGTAGACTCTTCTAATCCCATAGGATTAAAAACTTGCTCCATCTCTGCTTCATCAATAATATCATTATCTAAATCATATAAGACAGACATTCTACTATTTTCAGCATTGTGATTGTAGAGAGCTATACTCTCCGCGCTTTCAACACACTCCTTAAACCATTCTTTCTTCTTAGCATTTTTCTTAGAATAAGATACTTTCTGTTTAGGGAAAGCTGCTGGTTTCTGAGTGTCTGAATATTGTATATTGCTCATTTATTTAATTTTATATAAAAATACGCTTATACATGTATTTTGTGTAAATCGCAGTTCGAATTTATAGACCTAGAAATTTAACATTCCACTTGTTCTATTATTTTTCTTCTTATACGCTCTATCCCAAAACTTATCTTGACTCTTGGTTTTAGTAGAACCAGATTTAGCTAATTCAGTAATTCTAACTCTATCTTCCTTAAGTATCATTAACATACCAAGAGCTGATACTCTATCCGCATTAATATCCTTACTAAATGATATGAGTTCTTTTAACATAGCTGGACTTAATTGTATATCTAAGTTCCTAGTTCCTTCCGCTTTATCATAAGCATCTCCCTCTAACCAACTCAATGTTAATCCTAATGACCAGTTAATAATCCTATCGTTAGTAATCGTACCTAGAGATCTATTACCTTCTCCTACGCTCTTAGTTAGATTCTGGTCTCTTAATATCTCAGGAGTTTCACACAGTAGATATAAACTATTCTTATTCTTAAAATAAGCATATGGCCCTTTAATATTACTTTCGTAATTACATACGGCATTAAAGTAGATAAGTAACCTTCTAGTCTGTTCATAATATGCTTCTGCAAGATAAGTTCTAGCCGTATATTCAGCAACGATTCTCTCTGTCCATAAGTCCATTATAAATACAGACTGTAATGACCTACTGGTATCTTCATTTCCATCGTTAACTACTGGATCCCATCCTGCTATATACCTATTCCTAAATACTTGCCCATTAGCGTCTTTTTTAGGCTGCTCATACACTTCAATACAAGCATCCATATCAAAACCTTTCCTTAATGGAAACTCTCTAATTAATGGCTTGCTAGATATACTAGGAACTATCTTACCTTCCTTAATGTTTAAATCATATTTATATGTAGCTCCAAGTATTGAGTCAACGGCTTCCAGTTCTGCTAATCTCATCTTAAGATCTTGTACTGGAAAGAACGTACCTTCCATACGTAAGAAAATCTCAGAAGGGACTAATGGCTTATTAATAATAGTACCCATCAGTTTGGTTCGCGTAGGAGACTTCTTGGCTATTTCTCGCTCTTCATTAATGTAGTTAAGCGCCTTTTCTCTATCGGTATCTTTATTAGCTCCTATCTTAAATTTATTAAGAGTCATTTCTCCAGGAACAAAATATCCAATCTTCCCCTTATCTTCCCAATCATCATTAAATGAGAGACATCCAAATGCTTCTGGATTATAGAATATCTCATGGACATGCATTGCAGCCCCACCTGTTGTAAGACCTCCCGTACCAAAACCTACTATACTTAATCTTTTAAACTGAGCCGATGCTTGCGTAGCCTCTATTGCCTCCCAAGCTTCTAATATATTGTTAATAAAACCAACTTCTTCAAGAAATATTCTATTAGGACGAGTACCGTTAAATGCTAATGGATTATCTTGGAGCGTCCTGTGTTGTATTTGTGATTTGCTAGATTTAGATGTTATTTGTTTTCCAGACATAAAGCTTCCAGTATATGGAATATATAATGGAGATGGGTATGTAATTACATCATTTCCGCTTTTAACTAAATGAGAGTCATAATAATTGCTAAATGCTTGCTTAACCTTGTCAAGTAAATCACTACTAAATTTAGCATCAATCGCACCAACTCCAGTTTCAGATTTCATCGGATTCCCAGCTTCTCTACATTCAATCCAGTAATCATAATCTTTTATTCCATCTGTAATATAATTATGAGATATAAGCGCACTGCCCCAAAAACTTTTTCCACCACCTCTAGACTCTAAATCAATTATATGTTTAGCCTCGTTATTATAATATGGTTTCCCTAAACTTTTCTTGTGTATTTTTTTTAGATAAGATCTAGCATTTTCGTATTTTTTAGGATTCCCATTGCTCTTAAATATATCTTCATATATCTTTCTTTCTGAATAATTTGTCTTATATCCTCTACAAAAATTATAAATTATCTCATCCTTAGTAGTAATACCTTCCTCTAATTTTTTCAACTCTCTATGGCACGATATTTCTTTATCGTCTTCAAACCCAGAAAAACCGATGGCTTCTGAATAAACCCAAGCTTTTTCATCTTCAAGATCTCTATAGTCAGGTAGAGCTAATTGTCTATATATACCATCTTCTTTTATTATATTATGAAAATTTATATAGTAAAATAATTCTCCACATATCCACTTCCCTCCAGACCATTCTCCTTCGAATATTTTTCTTTTAAATTCTGACCACCAATCTTTTCTAGCCCACCTATCAATTAATGGATCGAATTTTGGGAATTCATCTATTTTAAAATTTAATCTATTTATCATAGTAATATAATTTCCATCCATTTATGTTCGAACCAGTCATAATTCTAATTGTTTGTTTATGCATTTTAAAAAACAAACATGCTGATTTAATTCCATCAAAAAACATATCATTAGAATAATCTTTTTTGCAAATTAATGGCTTTTTTTTAGCCATATTCTTTTCGGAATCTAACTTTTTAATAAAAATTGCATTTGGTACTTCATTATAATTATCTATAAAATATTTAATAGGATGCCCTGTTTTGGTTTTAGTTTTTACTGCTCTAGATAAATTTGAAGATATTGATCCTATATATTCTGCGCATTCATCCATTGCGTTAAAAGTCTTAACAATACTTAATGTATTCACATCATAAATAACCGTCTTTTTTAAATTAAATACCCTAACTCCGCCTCCTGAACCTCCATTAGTTAGATTATAAAGTGGGCCATCTTTATTTATCTTCATTCCTATTGCTTCTATTAAAATCTTTTCCATATTCCACGCGTCTTCTTGACTTAAATTTGTTTTTATTTTTTTGAACGTAAATACATCTCCATTTCTTATCATTGAATTTAATATTCTATAAAAATATAAATGAATATTACATTTATATAATCTTGCATTTAAATGGGCTGTTATTCTATTACCCTTTCCCATCCCTATATAAAAAGGAGTCCCATCTTCTTTATAATATCCATATGTGTAATATAC